GATGAGCGTCGACGCTAAAAAAAAGCTCAACTGTCTCGAGCGCGAAATCAGGATGCGGATTAAGGTCTATCCGCGCTGGGTGGCGGAAAACAAGATGGACGCCGCGCAGGCGCAATACGAAATCGAGTGCATGGAATCGATTGCCGCGGACTACCGCGCTATCGTCGAACGTGACGAACCGAAACTGCTATGACGAACTATCGCCTAGCTCCTTCCGTCGAGGTAAACCCAGGTGCGCAGTGTCCATGCTGCGGCCTGCGGTTGACAGGTGCAGCCGGTGTTGTCGCCCAAGGGGTCGCGGGTGTCCCAGCCCTTCCGGGCCCAGGTGATTTCACCGTCTGCATTTCCTGCGGCGTCGTCCTGGTGTTCGACGACCGCCTCAATGTGCGGATGCCGACCGAGGCGGAAGCGAAAGCGATTTCCGAAGACGACCGGATCCTGCTAGTGAAGAATGCGCAGCATCAATTACGCCGGCGAAAACTGATTCAACCCCCAGAGGAGAAAGACCCATGACGGACAAACCGTTCATTGCTTTGATTACCCCCATGTCGCTTGGCGACGGTGGCGGCGAAGGTGGCGGTGGCCCCGGTGACGCGCATCCCGACCACACCCTGCCCGGCGATCTGCCGCGCCCCGAGCATCCGATCTATTTCCCGCTGCCCCCGGGCGCTCCGGTACACCCCGACCACACATTGCCCGGCGATCTGCCGTATCCCGACCAGGGCTTGCCCGGCGATCAGCCGCATCCCGACCAGGGATTACCCGAACCGCAACCGCATCCCGAGCATCCCATCGTGTTGCCGCCGGATCCCGAGGGCGGCTGGAAGCCGGTTTACATTTGGGGCGGGCCCGGCAGTCTGCCGACCGCGCCGCATCCCGATCATGACTTGCCGATCCCGGTGCCGCCGGATCCGATCCCGAGCCCGCCGGAAATTGGTATCGAGGGCGAACTGCACTTCAAGGCGATCTGGACCCCGGATAACGGCTGGCAAACCATTGCCGTGATCGTGCCGGCCGAGGAAACGCCGGTGGTGACACCGTCGCGGACGCCGGAGCGTGGCGGACGTCCGGCACCGAAGCCGCAGAAGCCGCAGCCGGGACGGATGCCGTCGCGGCGCCGCTAGGAATAAAAGAAGGAGCGCCTGGTACGACTCGCAAGGTCCCCAGCGGGCGGTTATCGGGCCGCCCCTCGTGTCCGTTCAGCGGAGCGCTCCGCCAGAAGCAGAAAGGCCGCCTTCCCCGGGCGGCCTTTTTTGTCCACAGGGCGCATGGATTTTTGCCGCGCATCGTGTCAAGGTTTTCCTTTGCTAGAGAATCGGATAATGAGCCAACGTGAAGAAACGTCGTGGACCCCTTGGGCAGTTTGATTTGTTTGCCAGCCGTCGCGCTCGTGACGAAGGCATTGCCCGCTCGACGCGGCGCAATGGGACCTGGTGCGAACTGGCGCTGCGCAAGATCGGCGATATGAGCGAATTCGAGGGGACCGGCGAAGACTTGCGTTTGCGGTTGCTGCTGCGCGAAGGATTGATGAAACCCAAAAGCCCTCATGCCTGGGGCTCGCTTTGCTATCACGCAGTCCGTCGCGGATTACTCGTTGAAATAAGCCCGCTGGGACAGATGAAGCAGGTATCCAGTCATGCCCGGCGAACGGCGATCTACACCCTGAGGCAATAACGGAGAGAGACCATGCCGCCCAATGGCGAATCATTGAAGGATACTGCTGTGCGAGGAGTGGAGGCGCTGTCGGTCATGATGGCGGAGCGCGAACGGATCATTGCCGAAAACGACCGGCTGAAAACCGACTATGCGCTGATGCGCGAACGCGCCGACCAACTCGAGTCGCGGCTCAACGTCGCCCTGGCCGAACGCGACCACTACATGCGATTTTCCACGGAAGTCGTCACCAACCTCAACAATATCCGCATGACGATTGACGAAGCGGTGCGCTCCGCCAAGCATGTCGCTTACAAGCCTTCGCTGGTGCCCGTCGCCAAACCGGAGGTGCCGGAAATCGATTCCAAAGGAATCGAAAACCTGATCCGGCGCCTGCCGGAAAACAGGGGCGAGAAAGATGCCAAGGCTAAGTGAGCACGACCGCTGGTCCTTCATCGACAGTCATTGGACGACTGTCGTCCTGGTCGCCATGACGCTCTTGATCCTGTCGTTTGCCGCGGTCGGCTCGCCCTCGTGCATGACCAAGCGCGAGGCGCGGGCTCACTACCCGCGGGCGCACCTCTACTGGCACGGATCCGCACATTGCTGGGATAACCGGCGCGGCGGCACCCGCCGGCAGAAGCGCGACCGCGATCCGCTGTTTGCCCGCAACGAGGTGACGGTGGCCGGCCCGGTGCCGGTGCACACGGTTCCGGTGGTCTATCGGCCGCTCATGGTGGTGCCGGGGCTGGACGTCTTCCAGCGCTTCTTGCCCTGGGAACAGAGGATCGTCGGCAGTTTTCCGTGAGCAAGTCAAGGCGATCCTTGACCTTTGCGGCCGACCTGGATTATTTCAGTACCCATGAGCGACACCGATTCGACAACGCGGATCGTCTCCGCCGCCGGCAACATGAAGGGGACCAAGGTGGTGCTCGAGGAGCACCATTTCACCTATTTCGACATGCTGCCGCAGCCGGTGCGCGTGGCGCTGGCCAACGCCGCCTATTCGATGGCGGCGGAGAAAATCGTCGAATGGATGCAGGAATGCCGCAAGGGCGGCATGGACGATTACCAGATCGCCGACCTGATCCTTTACCGCTTCAAGAATTACATAGCCGACAAGACCAAGGCGGAAGTGCTGCGGCTGTACGGGCCCGAGCATCCGCAAGCAGGCCCGCCAAATGTACGGTGACAAAATGAAAATGCCGGAAATGCCGGAACGGCCAGTGTCGGACGCCGACAGGTACTTGCTTGACGTCATGGCCGCGGACCTGATTCGCCGCGCCGCCACACTCGACAGACTGTGCGAGGATCTGGAAGTCGCCGCCATCGTGCTCGAGCGCCGCAACCAGGATCTTGAAATGCGCGAGAACGATCTGCTCAAGGCTTCGCTGGAAATGCGCCAGCGCAAAGGAGCATTCAGTGAATGAGGGAATCGAGCGGGTTTCCTACATGGAGCTTGCGGCGCGGTGCCGCGCCGCCAAGTCCGCGTTTTTCCGCACGTTAATGCGGCTCGATCTTCGGTACACGATTTACGACAGCGACGTTGTCGTAATCGAGCGACCGCAGGGGCCGGCCATTGTGGTCGACCTAAGCAACGGGAGAATTGAGAATGCCGAAGGCTAGGAAGAAAGCAAAAAAGTCGAAGAAGATCCGCAAGTCGAAGCCGCGCCGCAAGGCACCCAAGGACGATGGCAGAGAACGTGATTTGCTCATCGCCGTTGCGGAAAAAATGGGTGGCAGTGTCGCCACCTCCGAGATTGCTCCGCACCGCATCGTCGTGGCGCGGCGGGACCTGGCGCCATTCACGATTGACATGACGGAGCGCACGGTCGAGGACATTACTCCGCAGGGGGAGCCGGTGGCGGTCGAAATCCCCGCAAGATCGGCCGCAAGATCTACGTGAGTGCAACGGAGAGAAGTTTTGCAACCGCGCAACGCTGGGACCCTGCAAATTGGTAGCGTGATCTACAACAGCAAGGACCAGGTCTTCTCGGTTGAAATGCTGTTCATTGCGGCCAATGCGTTTTCCCCCGAAGACGAAATGAAATCGGCGGCGCTTTCCGCCGCACAGCATTTTCTCCGCCTGTTGCGCGACAACGGCTATCACGATCATGGCCCGCCCGAGACCGTCGTTAAGCCGACCGGCCCCGGGCGGGTGCTGTTCTATATCGCCTGCAAGGCGAAGAAGCAGCGGCCGGCGATCATCATGTTGCGCGATCCCAACGCGCCGATGAAAGACGATGAGAAAAAAGCCAATGGCGGAAAAACCAACGGCGGAGAATGAGCGGCCGCCCGACAGTTTCGAGCGTCCCGCCGACGCCAGCATCGAAGCGATTGATGCAAGTTCGCCGCCGCCGTTTGATCCGCAGCCGCAGACCTATTCGTTCCGCGAAACGCTCAACGAGCCGGACATTCCCACGACCGTCCGCATTGCCGTCGACCGGCAATTGCGCATGATGACCTGGCTGGCGCTGTTGCTGGCCGCTTCGACCGCGGCCATGGCGGTCTTCGTCACGTTCTATTTCATGATGGTGCGATGAAGGTTGAAATCCGGCGCACGACGCGGCGCGACCTCTGCTACACGGCGGCCATCGCCCGCGAAATCGACAAGATTGAAATTGTTGCCGCCGGCCCGCGCAACATGCAGGAGTGCGGCTGGATCACCTATGAAATGCTCGATGCCTACGGCGGCCTGGGCTGGACCGCCTGGGTCGACGGCAATCCGGAATTCTCCTTCGGCTTCACCCCGCAGAATCAATTGATGCCGCATTTGTGGTCGGCCTGGGCCTGGGGATCCGACAAGTGCGGCCTGTGCATGATCGAAATTGCCCGCTGGGCCAAGGGCAAGCCGTCGCTGGTCGACCGCTTCGACATAGTCGGAATCGTGCGGATCGAAGCGCGTTCGTTGTGGGATCACTACGAATCGCACCGCTGGCTCGAGTGGATGGGCTTCGTCAAGGAGTGCGACTTACCGGAGTGGGGAGTGGGCAAGGAGAATTTTGTGCAGTATAGGTGGCTTAGATCCGAATGGGCCGGATTCGGAAAGCACGGCAACGTCACCTTCAAAAGGGCGAACGATCATGTGCATGGGAGCCCCCGCACCTCCGCCACTTCCCCCGCCGCCATCGAATGACGCACAAGAGTCGCTGTTGCGAGCGCAACAGGAAAGACAGAAATCCATCGCCGCGGCCGGCCTGGGATCGACGATCCTCACCGGCGGTCTCGGCGCCTCCGATTACGGATCGACCGCCAAGGCGACAAAACTTGGTGAAACAAGCACCGGCTAACAGGAGGTGACGATGTGTTTCGGAGGAGGAGGAGGTGGCCAGAACTACACTCCGCCGCCGCCACCGAAAGATACGCCGGCGCCGCCAGGATCCGAAGCGTTCCAGCGCTTCCAGGAAATCCGCCAGGGGCTTTTGACCGGGCAGACGCAACTCATCGACAATCCATCGTCCGACAAGTTGGGCGGGACCTCGAAAGGCTCAAACGTAGCGGGAGCATATACGTGATGTGTTTCGGAGGTGGAGGAGGCGGGTCCGCGCCGCCGCCGCAACCGCCGCCCAGCGCTGCAGCGCAGGCGGAATTGGAACGGCGACAACGGGCACTGGCAAACCAGAAGACCATGTACGACGGCAGCGACAAGCCGGTGACGATTGACGAAGCGACGGGCACCGATCAACTCGGCAAGACGAAGGTCACGGCTTGATGGGTCCACCGGCACAATTGAAACGCGAGCCCTGGTTTCGCCCGGCCAATTGGTTCTGGCAGTGGTTTCTCACGCACTACGATTTCTATGCGATCCCGATGCCGTGGCGCTGTGTGCATGTGCGGCGCGACATTTTCGGCCGACCGGGAATCATGCCGGTGCTGCGTGAGCACGAGCGGGTGCACTACGAACAGATGGAGCGCGAAGGGCCCTGGATCTTCGGCACCCTGATCTGGCACCTCAAATATTTCTGGTACCTGCTGCGTATCGGCTATCGCGACAATCCCTACGAGGTTGAAGCCTACAGACGATTCGGGGGTTAGCCGTGGGCATAGCGCGAGACATAATCGACCGCGCCAATTGCATGTCCTCCGAGCGCATCAATTGGGTCAATGTCTGGTTGGACATTGCCAAGCTGGTGTTGCCGACCGAGACGGTGGAGACCGCGTTTTCCTACATGATGTACGGCGGAGCGCCCTCCGGCGCCGGCACACAAAGCCGCGCCGGAGCCGGCGCTCTGTACGGACCGAATTCCACGCCGCGGGTAAAGTCGATCTACGACAATACCGGGATGATGAGCGTCGACCGCCTGGCGAGCGGCATGGAGTCGCTCGTCACGCCGCAAAGCGAGAAATGGCATGGCCTCACAGTCGCCGACATTCTTCACGACAAAAATACCGATGAAGAAAACATCTATCTGGAAAGACTGCGGAATTTTCAATTCAGCCTGCGCTACGATCCCCGGGCAGGTTTTATCCCTTCCCATCAAAAAGCGATGCGCTCCTGTGTCGCCTTCGGCACCGGCGTCATGTTCATTGAGCAAGACGACATGCGTATCCGGCCTGGCGACACCCCGACGCCGTACCGCTATCAATACTGCCCGCTGACAGAAAACCTTTTGGCAACAAACGATTACGGCAACGTCGACACCAATTACCGGATCCGCAAGTTCACCGTGAAACAATTGGTGCAGAAGTTCACCCTCAAGCATGTGTCGGCGAAGGTGAACCAGGCCTGGGAGAATGGCGAGTACGAGCAGATCATCCCGGTCGTTCACGCCGTCTGCCCACGCCAGGAAATGGGATCCTCCAACCTGGCCGGCACCATGAAGGGGTCGTCCATCGCCTCGTACTACTGCGAGGTCGATACCGAGCACATGCTGGCGGACGGCGGCTTTCACGAATTCCCCTTCGCCGTCTATCACTGGCTGCAACAGGACAACGGTCCTTACGCAGAATCGCCGGTCATGCTGGCGCTGTCGGAAATCAAGTCATTGCAATTGATGGGGAAAGGCGAGCTTCGCGCCTTCGGGCAGTGGACCGATCCGCCGCTGGGAATGCCCAATGACGGGGTCATGAACCGGCCCAACCTCAACCCACGCGCCGTCAACCTGGGCGCGGTGGGATCTGACGGGTCGCTGCGGGTGAAGCCGCTGATTACCGCGCAATCGCCTGACTTCGCCGAAAAGGTGATGGAAGTGCGGCGCACCCAGGTTAAGGAAACCCTCTACGTCAACCTGTTCCAGACGTTGATTAAAAACCCGGAAATGACCGCCACCGAGGCAATGATCCGCAACAACGAAAAGGGCGAATTGCTGGGCCCGGCCGGCGGCAAGATCCAGGCGGCGCTTTCCACCATGATCGACCGCGAGCTTGGTGTCCTGGCGCGGCGCGGGATCTTCCGGCCGAATTCCCCGCTGGCGCCGCCGCAATCGCTGCGCGGGATGCCGATTTCCGTGAAAATGTCGTCACCGCTCGACCGGATGCGCCGGGCCAACGAAGGTGTCGGCACAACGCAATTGCTCAACATCGCCCTGCCGATGGTGAAGGTGAAGCCGGACATTCTCGACAATTTCGATCTGGACAGGACCGTGCGCTTGCTGCGCGAAATCTTCGGTGCACCTGCCGACGTCATCGTGCCGGAGACCGTCATGCAGCAAAATCGTCAAGCGTCGATCCAACAGCAAAACATGATGAAGATGATGGCGATGGCCAAGACGGGCGGCGAGGTGGCAAAAGATGCCTCGATTGCCGGCCGCAATGTGGGTGAAACCGCACAAACCGCTCCCGCGATTGCCGACGCGATGAGCGGTCTCCTCGACCGTGTGAAGGGCGGAGTGGCCAACAACCCTGCGGCGCCGGACCAGGCGGTATCAAGCACCAATGCCCTCCTCTCACAATTCGGAAAGCCGCCGGTCCCCGCGGCGTCCGGCTTCCCGTCCGGCGGCTAAATGGCTGCGCGTCGTCTTCGCCGCCGAATGCGATGAGCACGGCAACTGTCCCTATTGCGGGATTGATTATGCCGAATGCTCCTGCCCAGGCCCGACCCAGGACGGCTACGAATACAAGACGATGGCCGGGATCCTGTATGCGCGGAAAATCGAATGCCGTTCTTCCAAAGCCTGATCCGGCTTCTCAATCCGCGGGACGCCCGCTCACGGCTGGATGCCGAGGCGCGAATTGCTATCGCCTATCAGCGGGTGTTCACCGGATCCGCCACGAGCGAAGACCAGGGTCTCGTGCTGGTGGACCTGGCAAATTTCACAGGATTTTATCGGGTCACGCCGCCGGAGGGTGGCGACCGCGACACGATTGTCTTCAACGAAGGAATGCGAGCAGCTTACGGGCGGATCTTTCAATACCTGCGAATGTCTGACGTCGAAATTCTGCAACTCGAAACGGCCGCCCGACAGACGTCCGCAGGCGTTCCGGGTATTGCTACCGAACCAATGGGAGAATAAAGATGCCTGACGCACCGAGCGGGTCCGGGAACACCGGGCAACCCCCAGGGCAGCAATCACCGCCGGCGGCCTCGCCCGTCGTCAGTGATTCATCGTGGCTTAACGGTCTGCAGGATGCAGGCAACCGCGAACTCGCCACGAAAAAAGGATGGGACAAATCCAATACGCCGGACGTCGTAATCACCGGCTACCGCGAATTGGAAAGTCGTCTTGGTAAGTCCATTGTCATTCCGGACGCAAACGCGCCGAAGGAAGACTACGACAAGGTCTATACCGCCTTAGGGAAGCCCAAGACCCCCGGCGATTATCAATTCAGATTGCCCAAGGGTGTCGCGGAGAACTTTCCTTACGACGATGCCTTTGCGACCGAATACAAGAATTGGTCGCACGAGGCTGACTTGTCCCCCCGACAGGCCCAGCATCTTCACGACAAATTCGTGCAGCGTTTCGCGAAGCAACTAGACGACGCGACCGAAGGCATGAAACGGCGGGTGGGCACGGCTCACCAGGAGATTCTGGCGAAGTGGGGTCCGGTTGACGGTCAAGGGTATTTGACAAATATCGCACACGCCAAAGCCGGACTACGGGGGTTAGGTCTCTCCGAGACCTTCAAGGCGGCAGGGCTTCTCGACCAGGGTGGCAACATCGCTGACGCCAAGCTTGCGTTTGCGCTCGCCACGGTCGGGGAAGGGCTTTTCCAGGAAGACAGAATGCACGGCGGCGGACCTGGCTCTTTCACGGCGACCAATCCGTGGAAGGACGGCCAGGAAAACCTCACCGAGCAGGGTCGCATCTACCGCGAGAACCCGGAACTAGCCCGGTCGCTCATCCAAGCCGCAGGCAAGGATCCCGAAAAAGCGCTGTTCAAAAACCGCTTCGGAAAGGATCACTAGCGCAAAGGCCGTGAGCGGCCATAACCCAATGGGGGTCGCTCATGGCTGTTACCCGCCTGTCAGACGCCGTCATTCCGGCCGTCTTTCTGCCCTACATGCTGAAAGAGACGATGACCAAGTCGGCCATCTTTCAGTCCGGCATCCTTCGTCAAGACGCGCAAATGTCCACGTTCCTGAGTGGCGGCGGTCAAACCGTCAACGTGCCCTTCTGGAATGACCTGTCGGATTCCTCGACCGCGAATATCTCGAGCGACGATCCGGCCGTCCTGGCAACGCCCGACAAGATCGTGGCGGCACAGGACATTGCCATCCGGCAAAACCGCAACAAGGCCTGGTCGGACGCCGATCTGGTTTCCGAACTTTCCGGCGACGATCCGATGAAGCGTGTTTCCTCCCGCGTCTCCGCCTGGTGGGCGCGTGAGTTTCAGCGGCACCTCGTCTCGACATTGCGCGGCGTGATCGCCAACAACATTGCGATCAATGCCAGCGATATGTGCGTGGTGATCGGCACCGACGCGGTGGGCGCCCCGACCGCGGCGGAAAAGATTTCCGCCAATTCGATCCTCGATGCAGCGCAGACGATGGGCGATGCGAGCGATGTGCTTGATACGATCATCATGCACTCGGTCGTTTACACCAACCTCGCCAAGCAAAACCTCATCGACTTCATCCCCGACAGCGAAGGCAAGGTGCGCTTCCCGAGCTATTTGGGATACCAGGTCGTGAAGGATGACGGTTGCCCGGTCGTCGCCGGCACCAACCGGCCGATGTATCACACCTATCTGATCGGCAAGAATGCCATTGCTTGGGCGGAAGTCCCGCCCGACGTGCCGGTGGAGACGTTCCGTTATCCGGCGCAAGGCAACGGTGGCGGCGTCGAAGAATTGTGGACGCGGCGCCAGTACGTCATGCACCCCTACGGGATCAAGTGGACCTCAAACACCATGGCCGGCCGCTCGCCGACCGACGTGGAATTGCGCACCACCGCCAACTGGTCGCGGGTCTATGCCGAGCGCAAGCAGGTGGCGATTGCCTGCCTGCAGAGTAACGGCTGACAAGGTCCTTCTGGACAAGTACCCTCCTCCGGTCAATCCGGAGGAGGATCCATGCCACACGTTAAAGGTGTCTCGAAATTCACGGTGGAGCATGTCGCCCGCCGCGGGCCGCACAAGGGCTGGACGATCATCTACACGTACTACAAGGCGCGGATCATGGTGAACGGAAAGGCCAAATTTCTCGGACACTTTCAGACGGCGGAGGAGGCCGGCGCGGCCTATGCCGCCGCTCGTGCTAGTTTGACTCGCGAGTCGGGACGGGTGGCGAACTCGGCATTCGCCGCCCGTCCAACTTCAACTGCCGAATAGCCAAGGAGCCGACCATGGCAAAGAAAGAACCTGACGGGACGCTGTCGCTGGCGGAGGCGAACCGCCGATACATGGAAGACAACAAGGCCATCGACCAGCAGATGGGCGGCGCCCAACGCGCCGCGCACCGCGCAATTGATATTGCCTTTGGTAAGGTGGGCGCCGGCGGCCGGGTGATTCGCGAGCGCAAGCCGCTGCGGATCATGCCGCAGGGAGGGCCCGATGCCGACTAAGCTCACGATGGCAAAGGTGAAGATCACAAAGCAGCCCCCGACCCCGTTGCCGCCGAAGAAGAAACTGACCAACGCTCAACAGGCTGCACTCTACTATCAGCGTAAACGGCGCCGCCTGGCCCCGCACTAAGCGGAAGGGGGGATCATGCCTTCGGGTTTTTCTGAGACACAGATCTTCAACGCTGTGCTGGATCGGCTATCGGAGGAATCGGTCCTTTCCACCACCGACGAAAAAGCCGTCGCCCGCTGGCTCAATCGAAACTATCCGCTGCAGCGCGACGTCTTGCTGCAGCGGCACACCTGGAATTTCGCGCTCAAGCGCCAGATGCTCGCCGCCGATACGGCACGGCCGGCATTCGAGTGGCAATGGCAATACCAGGTCCCCGACGACTCGCTGCGCATCCTGCCGCTGACGACGGACGGCTGGCGCAATTCGCCGCAGATCCCGTTCATCGTCGAAGGCACCAAGATCCTGACCAACAAGGGCGCCCCGCTGCCGGTGCGCTACATATTCCGCAACACGAATTCGGGAAGCTTCTCGCCGATCTTCATTGATCTGCTTTCACAGGTCCTCGCCGCGAATTTCGCTTACTGGCTGACCGGCAAGGCCACCTTCTCCAAACAATTGCTCGACGTTGCCAACGTCTCGTACCTCGAGGCGGCCCGCATCGACAGTCTCGAGGGATTGCCCGAGGAGCCGGACGACAACGACCTAATCATGGTGAGGTGAGTCCATGCCGGGACCGCTTTACCCGATTCAGCCGACGTTCGTTCGCGGCGAACTCTCCCCCCGTCTGCATTCCCGCGTCGACATTGACCACTGGAAAATGGGCCTGGCCGAATGCGTGAACTGGCTCATCATGAAGCAGGGCGGCTTGCGCCGGCGCCCGGGGACGGAGTGGATCAACTACGCCAAGCTTCCCGGCGCCCGCATCCGCCTGGTGCGCTTCGTGTTCTCGACGCTGCAGGCCTACGTCCTGGAATTCGGCGACAAGTATATCCGCTTCTATGCGAACGGCGGCGTCGTCAACAAGAATGCCGCGGTGTTCGTTTATTTCGACGCGCCCAATGTCGTGCATTGGGACGCGCATACGTTGATCGCCAACGATCCGGTGACGTTCTCCACCACCGGGCACCTGCCGACACCGCTCGTTATCGGCAAGACCTATTACGTCAAGACGGTGATCGGGCCCAACGATTTCACGATTTCCGCAACGCCGGGCGGCGCGGCGATTTCCTGGACGTCGACCGGCGACGGCACCAACGGAGCGCTTGCGCCGGTGGAGCTTGCAACCCCGTACACGCTCGATGAAGTCTGGAAACTGCAATTCGCGCAGAGCGCGGACGTGCTCTACATCGCCAGCACCGAGCACCCGCAAAACATGCTGTCGCGCTTTTCCGGGTCGACATTCCAGCTTGTGCCGTACACCGGCTACGACGGGCCCTACCTGCCGGACAACACGACGATCACGACCATGGTGCCGAGCGGTACGACCGGCAACATTCAGATCAATTCACGCAACGCGGACAACTCGGCCGACTCGATTGTCGGGATCAACGGCGGCGCGGGCTTTGTCGCGACCGACGTCAACCGCTGGCTGTCGCTGCAGTATTCGAGCAAGTGGTACGCCTGCCGGATCACCAGCGTCGACAATCCGCACCAGGTCCACGCCGACGTCAAAGGCCTGATTGAGGAGGACGGCGACAAGGTCACATCGCTGCCCGGCACCGAAGCGACCGGCGGCTGGAAGCTTGGCGCCTGGTCGGAGACCACCGGCTGGCCCGGCTGCGTGACGTTCTACCAGCAACGCCTCGTGTGGGGTCGCACCGATACGCAACCGCAGACGGTGTGGATGAGCCGCGCCGGCGTCCTCGACAATTTCGCCACGACGATCCCCATGCAGGACGATGATGCACTGACGCTCACGATCCTGGCCGGCGAGGTGAATGCGATTGCCTGGATGGCAGAAGGCCAGGATCTCCTCATTGGCACCAACGGCGCCATGCGGACCATTGGCCCGGCCGACGCCGGCAAGAATTTCGGCCCGCTCAATTTCACGCAAAAGCGGCAGTCGACGTTTGGATCCCTGGACCTGCAGCCGGTGCAGGTTGCCGAGGTGGCGATCTACCCGAGCTATTACGGGATTTCGCTGCGTGAATTCATGTTCTCGTTCCAGGTCAACGGCTACGTCTCGCCCGAGCTTACGATCCTGTCGGAGCATATGTTTCGCTCCGGGATCCAGTCTTTCACCTACGCCCAGGACAAGGATTCGATCATCTGGAATGCGATGGGCAACGGCGAGCTTGTCGGCGTCACCTACGACCGCGACCAGCAAATCGTCGCCTGCCAGCGGCACCGCATCGGCGGGCAGGTGCTAGGCGTGACCAACCCGGACGATCCGGACGATCCGAACACGCCTTTCGGGATCGTCGAAAGCGTCGTCTCGATTCCCGGGCAGAACCGCTCCGAGGTGTGGATGAGTGTGCGCCGCACGATCAACGGCGCCGACGTGCGCCATATCGAGCGCCTGACGATCACATTCGAGGCGATGAAAAAGGAAGACGCCGTCTTCGTCGACGCCAGCTATACCTATACCGGCGCCGCGACGAATTCGGTTGCCGGCGCCAATTGGATTCCCAACGAGCAAGTCGCCATCCTGGCGGATGGTGCGGTCGGACCGAACCGGCAAACGGATGAGACCGGGCGCTTTAACCTTGCCAACGGCAAGACAGCCAGCAAGATCACCTTCGGCCTCAACTACACCTCGCGGGCGAAGACACTGCCGATTGCCCAGGGACAGCCGGACGGTACCGGCATAGGCCGGCGCAAGAACATCATCATGGTCAACGTCGACGTCATGGAGACCGGCTACCTCGAGGTGGGATCGCCAAACGCCCGCGAACTGCAGGTGAAGGTTGGCTTGCGCGACGTCGTCGATCCCATGGATACGTCGCCGCCGCTGCGGGACGGGATCTATGCCTATCGATTCGATAGGTCCTGGCGCGACAAGGGACAGGTAGTAATGCAATCTGATAAACCTTTGCCGGCGACGATCCGCTCTGTCACGCCGGTCTTCGATAGCGAGCCTTGAAATGTGCGTCATGGCATTGGGCATTATCGGCGCGGTGGTGGGGGCCGCCGGGTCGCTTGTGTCGGGGATGATGGCGGCGCAACAGTCGCAGCAACAGGCGGCGATCTACGAGCGCCAGGCGGCGGCCGAACGGGCGCAAGCCGCCTTCAACGCGCAACAGCAAGAAGACAAGGCAATCAAGATCATCTCGAGCCAGCGGACCGCCATGCTGGGGGCCGGCGTTTCGCTGGCCGGTACGCCGAGCGATGTTCTCCTCGACACGACGCGCATGGCCAGCCTCGACAACCAGGCGATCAAATACAACGGCGAAATCAAAGCGCAGAACTTTGAAATGCAGGCGCAGCTATTCAGATCGAAGGCGGCAGGCCAGCAAGTCGCCGGCGCCTTCGGCGCCATATCGCCGCTGATTAAAGGCTTCGGTGGTGGTGGCGGCGGTGGCGGTTTCGGCGGGGGTGATTTCAGTTTCGGTGGATCGTCAAACGTCGATGAGGGCTGAACATGGCCGTACGCATCCCAACGTACGAGCGGCATGTCCAACTGGACTCCGGCGCACAGACGATTCCGCGCATCCATGGCGGCGGTGAAGTCGGCGCGGCGCTTTCGCGGGTCGGCGATTCGCTCATAACGCTGGGCGCTCACTACCAGAAGAAACAAGAACAATTCGACAATATGCAACTCAACCAGCGGATGCTTCGGGCGAAGCAGGACGCGGACGCCGCTTATTTGGAGGAGGTGCAAAACTACGACGCGCACAGGGATACGCCGGGCACCTTGCACAACAAGATCATGGCGCGTGTGCAGGCGATCTACAAAAGCGTTTACGAGCAGACGCCGCAAAGCCTGCGGCCGAAGGCACAGGAGTCCATAGGGACAATCGCCAACAGTTACAGTCATGGCGCGGCGAATGCCGAGAACGACAAGATCCGCGGCGCCGCGACGGGCGACCTGGACAAGATTGCCGCCGCCTGGAAGGAGACCGTCAAGAATGATCCGACGCAGGCGCCGGCGGCGATCACGGCCATGCGCAATGCGGTCAATGGGTACAGGGGCAGTTTCAGCGATGGCCAGCGGGCGGTTGCCTCAAAGGGATACGAGGACGGAATCGCACAGCAGGCAATCGAGGGCTACAAGGCGCAAAAGAATTACGATGCCGCCAAGGATTTCGCCACGACGTATGCGGCCGACCGGGAAAAGATCTACGGCAGTGGACGTCTTCCCACGCCGGCGCCGGCCGGACAGGTTGCGCCGGAAACCCAACCGGCGCCGACCGGCAAGCGGTCCGAGGCGGCGCCGGCCGAAGGTGGCGCCGCCTTCCTGGCGGAGCAACGCGCTCCCATGGTGCAGGAGCTAGAGAACAATCCGCGCTTGAAGGTGCGGCTGGCGGCGCTGGCAACGCTCGAGCACGAAAGCGACACGACGGCCGTTGTCGAAAGTCTCTACAACCGCACCGCTTCGATCAACGAGTATCGCGCTTCGCGAGGGCAGCCGCCGTTGTCGTTGAGCGACATGATCTACGGCAAGGGTGGCAAGAGTTTCTACGGACCGATTCGCGCCGGTTTGCTGGAAGGTCGGGTGCGCGAACTTGAGCGCAATCCGGCGCGGCTCGACCGGGTGATGGGCGCCATCGACAGGGCGGAGACCAGCAACCTACTCAAGGGCGCCACCGACCAGGGCAGCGGCAACGATCCCAACGTCAACCATCCCGGCGGCCGCATCGTGCGCGGTGGCGAGGTCTATAACGATTGGGGTGGTGGTGGTGGCCACGATGCCAACCGGCGCTTCCGCGAAAGACAGCAAGCGGCGATAAGCGATGCCGAGGCCGGCAAGACAGCGGCGCCAGCACAAGCCCGCACGGCCGAAGTCGTCGACACCGAAGGCAACAAGATCGTCGTCGATCCGCAGACCGGGCGCATGGTCAAGCAGGCGGACGTCGGCACGAAGGCCGCGGTCGATCCGACCAAGTACGACACCAAGCTAACGGCCGATGAGGAAAAGAAATTCCAGGATTGGAAGACAAAGAATGCGCCGGGCGATTCCGGTCAGGACTACGACTTGCGCGGCGCCTTCAAGGCCGGTGTGCAGCCGGATCCGGAGACCGGGCACTGGCCCGACACCTTCAAGAAGCCGAATCATCCGACGTTCTCCGATCAAAGCCAGTATGCCCAGGACCGTCCGGACCTGGCCGGCCGCTGGGACGGCGAGACATTCATTCCGCCGCAACAGCGGGTCGCATCGGCCGGCCCGGTCATTGGTGGCGTTGCGACAGACGCCGGCGGCGGCGGCGCGGGCGAGCAAGTCGTTGTCCCCCTGCCGCGGCCGCGGCCGCAAGTCCCGCAGACCGACAGCAATGCGTGGCTCACCTCGCAGATCCAGGCGATTGATGCCTCGAGGATGAAGGCGCAATCGGCCAAGTCGGCATACGACAAGCGGCTGAACGAAACGCTTACGGCCGACATTCAAAGCCGGCGCGATACCGGCGTCCCGGTGAAGCTCACGCCGGATCTGCAGAAATTCTACGGCACCGATCAACTCAGCTACGAATTCGTTGCCAACCACCTTGGCGAAGGCAAAGCCATTGCGTGGGAGCAAGAGAAAGAACAGGCCGACCGTGACGGCGGCAGCGTTGCGCACCTGGCCGAATTGCCGAAGTCCGACATTCAGGACCGGATCGATTCGCTCAAGCCTGTGGCCGGCAGCCCGGACTATCCGAAGCAGGTGAAGACCTACGAACACGCCATGAAAGTGCAGGCGGATATTCTCAAGCTTCGCGACTCGGATCCGGCGAAGGCCGTCGAATCCCTGCCCGACGTGAAGAATGCCAAGGATGCGTACGCCAAGGATCCGTCGCCGCAGAACATGCAAATCCTGACCAATGCGCGGATGAAAGCGCAGGACTACCTCGAGGTCGACGACAGCGTGAAGACGCCGCTCACCAACCAGGAAGCCTCGCGTATCGCCAAGGTGTTCACCAACAAAGGGATCCTGGATCCGGCCGGCGGCGCACAGGCGGCGATCCAGAAACTCAAAGAGGCAGTCGGCGGCAACGAAGACGCGCTTAACCGCGGCCTGTCCACGATCCTCAAGCAGAAGAATATCAACGAGACGGCGCAAGTCTTGATGAGCACCGAATTGAGCCGGATCCAGAAACAGCCGGCGGCTTCGATCAGTCCGTCGAATGCGCCGACGACGCCGCAGAAGACGGCGCCGAAATCCATGTTCCCGACAAGCCAACTGGCGCCGCTGGGCTACGACGATTACGGCCGGCCGATCCAGCCGTCATTGACGCCGGCGGAAGGTGGACCGCCGGACGAATATGCCGACCGCGACACCGGCACCTTCAAGTACGGCCAGGAGGAGGTTGTCCCGGCCGACAGGGTCAAGCAATTGATGAAAAATCCGGCCGCGGAGGCCGCCGGTTTCGACAGGGAGTTTGGACCTGGCGCGTCTGCTTCGTTCGTTCAGAAGCAACAGGAATTGTCCCGCGAAGGACCTGGTGGGACCGGCCTGTTGCCGCCGGTGACTGACCCATGGGCCGACAAAGGTCTGCCGTCGCCGGTGAGTGCCGAGGAGGATCCGGACATTTACAAGCCACCCAAGGATGAAGAAGACAATACGCCCGGGGGCTTCTAATGACGGACAGCTATAACGATCCCGCAACCGGCCTGCCCATGACGTTGCCGGATGCGCCGGGCGATTACTCCGAGACGGTGATCCGCAAGGAGCCAATCCAGTACGACGACTATGGCCACCCGATCACGCCGGAAAGCGCGGCACCGTTCGCGCCGCTGACACCACAACAGGCGACCGAGGAGCGGGCCCGCCTGAACATGAAGGCGGCCGGGCGCGGGACGCTCGCCGGATCCTCGTCGGTTGCCCAGGCCAGGAGCGAGGCGCAACTGCCGACGCCGGGCCCGGACGTTCCAAAAGAGGTGATAGATCACGCCGGCGGTTTCCCGTTTGAGCACGACGGGAAAATGTATGTGCCGGAGCAAGAGAAGCTTGCGGCGCAAGATCACCTCGAGGACGTGCAGGCCGACATTCTCGCTTACAACGGAATGCGTCCCTACAAGGGCTTCACCGAAGGCGCCGCGTCCCTGGCCGGGCAGACGGTCGGCGCAATGAGTTCGCCGGAAAATCTTGCCTTTCCGGAATTGAAAATCGGCACGGCCGCCTGGTACGCGAAGAACCCGGTCATGGGCATGATCCTGGCCCAGGGCTTCGGCCAGGCTGCAACGAGCGCCGGCGCCGATCCGCTCGTGCAAGCGAATGAGGTGCGGGCCTCGCTCAAAAAACAATATTCGTTCGCCGACACCCTGGTTGCGATCCCGACCGGCTTTGCTCTCGGCGCTGGCATTCCGGCAACGGTTATCGGCGGCAGCAAGATCTTCAAAAACGGATGGGAAGCGATTGCCGGCCGGCTGCGCGGTGAGGCGCCGGTGCTGGCGCCGGAAATCCGCCCGCCCGTCCCGCCCGAGCCGCCGTCGATCACGCCGGATCCCGGCTTTGAGCAAGGCGGCGGACAGACGCAAGCCGTCGTCAACAAGGCCGGCGTCCCGACCGGAGAGACGCGGCCCGAGCCCCTGGTGGGTGAGGGCAATGTCCGCCTGTATCACAAGGACAAGCCGGGCCAGCCGCTCAAGGATGCGGAGACCTTCACCTTCCAGCCGGAGGAGGGGACCACCTCCTACATTGATCTGCCGGAGCGGGCCGTAGAGGGGCTTCGCGACGGCAGCAATGTTTCGCTTCCCAGGGACATGACAGAGCAACGCCAGCCGTTGCCGTCCATATCAACGCCCGAGACAATTGCAGAACGGATTGCCGCCCGCGAAGCCGAGGCGGCGCCGGCACCCTCGAGGAGCGAGCTAAGAGCGAAGCAAAGGGAAGTCGATGCCGCGGCGGAGCTAAAGATTGCCAGGGAGAGTGCGCCGGAGACCGGGCAGACGCTTACCCAATTCATCAACTCGAAAGGCGGACTCAAGCCAAGTCCGGAATTGGATGCGATCTACGGACAGAAGCGCCCGGATCTGATTCGCAAGGATGGCATGACACTCGACCAGGCGCGTGAGGCCCTGGTTGAAGCGCGATATTTTCGCGACGAAGGAATCGAAAGCGGCGGCACGGCGAGCACAACGCCGAACGATGTTCTGCGCCGGCTGCAGGACGAAGACAAAGGGCTCAAGCACTACCAGGAAGGCAAGGGCCCGCCGCGTCAAGCCGACGTCCGCATGTCGGAAATCGAGCACGACGTTTACGCCACCATGCAGGAATGGGGGCACGATCCGACAGCAACGGAGAACCGCGCCGTCTATCGGGACGCCGCGAACCGCGCCTATCAGGACGGTCTCTCGGTAGAGGACGCCCTGGAACGGGCGATGAAGGACGCCGGCGACCGGCAACGCGGTGCCAGGATTGCGCCGGAGGAAGACGTCCCCTTCACGCGCCCGAAAGGAATTGTCGGCTCGTCTGTCGCGCCGGCGCCAGGAACACACCGGCCGGCCGCCGGCGTTGCCGGCGCCCCGGACAAGCCAGGGGTACGCGAGGCGGCAAACCTCAATGGTGCGATGCACAGCATTGCGCGGGCCCTGGGCCTCGAGGTGCGCGAAGGCGTCTATGTGCGCGGTGCGGCCGGCACCCTGCACGGCAACCTGGTGCGGATCCTCGAGCGCGGTGTCGACGGCTACATCACCCTGACGCACGAAATCGGTCACGTTGTCGAGGAGCGGATCGGTGGGCCGATCCAGGCGCTCATTCTGAAACACATGAACGGCATGAAGGCGTTTGCCGGGCCGCGGGCCGCCGGGGATCCCATCGCCATCGCCCGCGAAGGCTGGGCCGAATTCATCGCGCAGTACGCCAGCGAGCGCGATATGGCCAAGATCAAGGATCCCAACCTGGTGCGCGAATTTCGCACCCTCATGGAAAATCATTCGCCTGAGTCACGGAAATT